CTAGTGTCACAGTTTAAATGATCTTTAAATTCTTGTAGTGCATCATCGGGACTAATAAACTTATCACTATAAACATAACCTGTGCCAAATCTAGACCACAATGGTATATTCCACACCCAACCATTATTAATAGCAGTGCATTCAGTATATGGATGCAACTCCTCTGATCTGTTACTGTATGGTATTTTTGTTGCCCAGGCACGATTATTTGGTAAGAAATTTGTATAATCTACAAAAGGTTCTCCCAAAGATTCTCCAAGTAATTTACTAGACCATCCAGTGCAATCAATAAAAAGATCCGCAGATAAAATTTTTCCAGACTTCAATGTAATAGTATCAATTCCATTTTCAGATACTGCACTATCAACCATAGTATCTTGAATAAGATTTACACCTCTAGGAATACAATAATTATTCTTCAACCATTGACCAAACTTTACTGCATCAATATGAAACGCAGAGTCTCTACTTAGTTTGAAAGTTTCATACTCATCAATCATCTTATCCATGTTTGCAAGATGTGTTGATGGATAATAGGTTTCATTAAAGTCTGAGCACTCTATCTGTGGATTATATCTCTTTCTCCAAAACCAATCATTAACACCTTCCTTACTTAAATTTGGAATGCATGGATTTCCAAAAGCATAATGAAATGACCCATCATTCACCCTACGAAAGTCAGTAAATTTAATCGTAAGTTTGTAAGTTGCATCAGTGTCTGTTATAAAATCTTCTTCTTCAATATCTAAAAATTCTAACCATTTTCTAAAACCATCATAGGTGCTTTCACCAACACCAACTACAGGATGATCTGGACTTTCAACAATAGTAATATTGGAATCTGGGTATGCTTTACAAAAAGTTGCCGCAGACATCCAACCTGCAGATCCACCACCAACGATTACAATATTATCTAACTTACTCATTTACCTGTATATTGATAGCATTTATATTTACATTTGTGACGATCAACATATTTCTGTGCATGATCTACACATGTAAACCAGCACTTCTTATCTTCTGTCTCATTTTTCAAGAAAATTGGAAATGTTTGAATCCAAGGAAACAATTCAATTTTCCGAGAATTCATCACCTTCAATTCTGCAGGTTTTTTCGTTTTAGTCGAACGACCAGGCGTCGTAGTCTTTGCCTTCGCTTTCGGAGTTGTAGTAAGATTCTTGAGATTTTTCTCCAGATTTTTTTGCGTTTTTACTGAAGAAGTTTTGTGAGGCGATTTCTTCTTCTGCGTAGTTGCGGATGACTTCGATGAAATCTTCTTTCGTCCAGTCGTTGAGGACACTTTCTCTTGGGTCGTTTTCGTCCCACGAGATTGTGAAGGTGCCGTCTTCGTTTTCTTTGCAGTCAATCATGGTTAATCCAAGTCTTTTTTAGTATAGCACAGTCAGTTGTTGCAGTCAAGTCCTTTTTTGAAATCCTTGCGACACTTCTTTAATTCTTTCATCTCGTCCTTAATCATCTGATAGGCAACTTCAGGACTGATTTTCCTACCCATCTCCATAGCACATGCCATTTCAACACGGGTGCCAAAATGTTTCAGTGCTTCTTCAAAACAATTTAATTCTTCGTACATAATTTGCCGTCCACAAATGAAATAGTAAGTCTTGGGTATGGTGCATATTGTGCTGTCCATTTTACTGGATACACTTCAATTTGTTTAGTTAGATAATATGGTCTAATTGCACCACGATTGCCATTTGGTATTGGTTTATATGTATCATCCTCAAAAGAATGAGTGCCAGAGTAATCAATAGACCACAATCTACCTGATCCATCCAACCAATATTCAGCAAGATAACCATCTAAATCTTTGGTTTGTATATCTCTATTCCAAAAACCAGGACCGAGATCATAACTACAATGAATAATATCATACAACATCATATTACCATTTACCTATAGGACATTTCATTCCAGGAATTCTAGCCTTCACTGCGAGCACACACCCACATTTATTGCAGATTCCCCATCTATTATAGTGCTCACATTGACGACAGACAACTAATCTTTCAGAGGCAAACTGTGATACAGGTTTGGTCATGAGCTCAATTAGATATTCCGTTGTGAGTTTCTTCATATTATCTATACTCCAAATATTCCTTGTGACTTACAGAGTTTGAATCAATACTCTTCTTGATATCACGCATGATATTAATATTCCTTTCAGTATACTCAACTACATTCCTGTCACTTAAAATTTTCAAATAATTTTTACGATTAATCATATCCAATCCTCGCGCAACTTTAATAAAATTATTGTAGTTAAAAATATCATGAGGCATAGATTGCTCATTTAAGAAATCATTAGATATTTTTTCAGTTAAATCTAAAATTTGTTTAGGAGTATTATAGTAAAGATATTGCCAAAAAGAAGTATCTCTCCTTCCAGTATTATAACAGAATCTTATAAACAAATATACTCTATCATAAAATTTTTCCATTGTCTCATTATATCTTTCAATATCAAAATCAAATATCTTGAAATTAAATCTACTCGTAAAGTCAAACATTTGATAAATGACATGATGAATATTAGTTGCCTCTAAGGGTTCGGTGAAACCACTAGAGAGTCCTACACACATGCTATTCTTAATCCATTGCTTCTTCCAATATCCACTATCAAAAGATCCTATATTATTATGTTGTAAGGATGAATTGTAATTCTCCTTCAGAAACTGGTCAAATCTTTTCTGAGCGTCTTCCTTTTCAGTAAATCTATCAGAATACAAATATCCTGTGCCCCAACGATTTCTTAATGGGACTTGCAATATCCACCCATCACCAGTTGCTTCTGCTGTAGTATAAGAAGGAATTTCATCATGATTACATGGAATTGGATTGGGAATCACACGATTCAATGGTAACCAATCCGATTTATCAATCCAGGTATTATCCAATTTACTAAAGATTACTTTCTTTAGTCCAGATGCATCAATGAAGAAATCACCTTCAATCTTTTTATTGTTTGTGCCTACTAAATGGTTAATTCCATTTTCATCAATTACAACATCAGTGATGATATCATCAATAATGTTTAGATCAAATTCAAATTTTTTGAGGACATATTGACTAAATCTTATTCCATCAATATGCAATGCATGAGAATGGTCCTCTAAAAACATAGGGACTTTGTTTGACTCTAATAAGTCATTCCCATAAGCAGTATCATTATCATAACACCCATTCGCAATTTCATATGCTGCTTCAAAATTGTTGGTGTTAAAACTAGACGTATCCATACAATTAAATGGGTGATAGAAATAACTTCCATCACCCGTCCAATTTTTAAATTTTAGTCCTAATTTTACCGTAGAATTACAATCTTTTATTAACTCGTCCGTGGTTATACCAACTTGCTTTAAATATGTAAGAATTGTTGGTGTAAGACTTTCACCCAATCCAATATTAGGTTGTTTATGGTCGTAAACAACCGTGACATCTACTTTGTCACCCCAATGAGATTTTAAATATGTTGCGGTGATTGCACCAGCAGTACCGCCACCTACAACAACAAATCTATACATAAAGTCTCCTTTGTAATAGGGGGCGCTGTTTCTAAATACAGATCTTTTGTACTCCCCCAATTATATAGAGCCAAATAACGGACTTGAACCGTTGACCTACTGTTTACAAAACAGTTGCTCTATCCAGCTGAGCTAATTTGGCGTTTGAGTTGAAAGTATTTCTTATAATATCTAGACTTGATTTCATCAATCACTTCTTGATCTTCAAAGAAACCCATGTATTTGAGGAGTTGGGATGACCCCTCTAATTCACTGATCAATCTTAACACATTGACTGGTGTAACGTCAAGTCCTCCAGCAGTCCATTGAGTGTAATCTGTCATTTATCTCTCAAGGGCCAAGGTCCTTGATACTCTTCTTTATCTATACCCAAATACTGATACATTGCAATATGCAAATGCCAGTAACGAAGATACCAGTCAGCAATCAATCCATATTGAGGAAGCTCCCAATAGTCATTTTCATTCTGATGAAGCATTTTGATCAGGGTTTCTTTATCCATAATATGGGAGTGGGGGGACTTGAACCCCCACGAGATTAATTCTCAACAGATTTTAAGTCTGGTGCGTCTACCGATTCCGCCACACTCCCTTGGTTGTAACGGGACTATGACATCTAGGAGTTTAATTGTCCTGTCCCGTTGACTCCTGTATTATACAGGATCGGGGTCTAAGTTGTCAAGGAATTGTTTTTGAAACTCTTCCACTTGCTCCTGCACATCATTAGGAATTACAGATTCCTGTTTGACAGGCACACACATTACAGCAGTGCCATCTTCACGTTGAATGCGAAAGACAACATTGTTACGATTACACAGATCGATACAGAATTCCATATAGTCATGAAATTCTTTATCAGTAATTACTAGAGGTTGATTGATCATGCTACTTCAGAAAAACAATAAGTGCGCTCTTCAGGATCAGTGATTTCTTCAATGGTTGAGACAGTTTCAGCAAATCCCTCAGATCCCTCACGATCCCATTTCCAAGTGACTGTCTTTACATCACCTTCACTAGACTCGATCTTGACTTCGCGCTTAGAAAAGTTGATGTAGACGTGTTGGAGGGTTTCCATAGGACTCCTTTGTTGACCCTCTTATTATAGCACAGTCAGTTGAGGAAGATGCTAGTTGCGGTCAGTTTCATAACTGCACCCGCTGTAAAGGTCATTGCGGCACCTGCTTCCATGCTGGCAGCACCAGATGCAGTCAGAGAGATCAAACCCGCTGCTACATTCACCTTAAAGGCACCAGCACCGACGTTAAACGCTGCTCCTGCCGCGGCCACGTTAGCAATAAATGGTCCAGGTGTCGTAATAGTAAATGGTGGTAGACCTCCAGTGATAGCAGGTGTCTGCACAAAAGTAATTGGACCGCCAACAGAGCAAGTATAACCACCAAGAGAGATTGGATTTGTTACGTTGACATCTTGAGTTAGAGTCGATGTTGACATTGTAATGGCATTACCAGCGTTGATAACATGCTCACCACAAGAGAATGTCGTAGTTTGATATAGATTTTCGTAACTAGTGCCAGCAATTTTACAATCTCTAGCACCCAACTCAAAATTAATACAATTTAATTTTAATCCAGCACCATTTACACTTACATCGAGATCGGATCCAAATGACATAACATGTTTTTGAATATCCTCTGGATTAGATGCCTTTCTACCTTCATTGTCAACTTGCTTAGGAGCACCTTGAGCATTAAAGAAGAATCCTCCCCCAACTTCAATATGACAATCACCCGTGACCTTTAATCGATAATCCCCATCAATGGTGATAGCATTGTCACCATCAACGGTCTTACAATCATCTCCATGCACTTCCTGTGTATGATTTCCAGGATACGCAGTATGGTCAGCAACAAAATTACCTTGCTCCGTATCTGAACCAGACTGCTCTTTCGTATACTTTTTTACTTGCTTTGCTACTTCCTCATCATCAAGATCAGGATTTTCTTGTCTAATTGTTTTCTTTGCTTTAAATTCTGCAAGAGCACTGTTATTAGATTTAACTGAAGTAGTAGTCTTACCAGATGCATCCTTAACAATGGTTGCTTGTCTACCAGGAGTACCAAACTGCATATGATATGCACCATTGATAAAGTTTTTAGCAGTTGTCATATATGGATCTGCTTCTTCAAAGAAAGAATCTAAGAATCCACCACCAGATCCACCACCACACGAACCATAACTACTACCTAGAGGTATTGCACCTAGTGCTGCTGGAGTACAAGATGTGGTGCCAAAGAATGCATACCAACCCACATCATCTTTACCACCATGCGCTTCACGATCGCACCCAAAATCAAAAAGACTTAGGAATAGACTAAGAAGTCCAGCAAGTCCAGTGATACCATTTGCAACAACATCAAATCCTTCTGCAAAGATTTTAGATCCAGATTTCCAGGCATCTAAAATTTCTCCTGCTTGTTCAACACCATCAACAAGACCTTTTACTGTTTCAATTACAGACAAAACTTGATCAAGAGCATTCTGCACAGAGCAGATAATATTCTCAATTACAGCTTCAATACCATTGATAGCTGCCTGTGCTTTGTCAATAATACCATTAACGATACTTTCTACAGTGCCAGTAATAATATCAACTGCTGATTCGACGTATGACATCAATGATTGATCAAGCACACAAATCTGCTGAAGAATTGTAGAAATTGCTGCTTCAACTGCTAAGAATGTTGCGGTTGGCACACCAGTAAATGAAGCAATAAATCCTCCAGCAGTAGAAAGTTGTTGGGCAACCTCATCCAATTGCTGTCTAAGTGCTGAGATAACCTGTGCAAATACGGCACTTAAAAAATTCTTAGATCTGGATAATAACTTATCTAAGGTTACAATTTTATTTTCAATTACATCAATAAATTCACCATCTTCATTTTTAACTAAATTGCCTGCAGTTGCTGCAATTTCTTCCATCAGATAAGTTAACTTATATTCAACCATCTTGAAAGGTCCACTAACCCCAGATGCAGTTGGAATTGGTAAAGATGGTGTTGTTGGTTTTTGAGTATTGGTAGATGATCCAGTAATTCCAGGAGCATTACCAACACCTTGTGGAGATCCACCAGATCCAGGAGTAGTGCCGTTATTAGGAATAACAACACTATTGTTATCTACAGGATCCGAGTTTTCAGTGCTAATAGTATTAGCAGTTCCTGCTGGCATTTTTGATGCATTTGGTGCTACACCATCTTTTACGGGTTGTCCTGTAAAGATATGATTTTTTGCTGTATCAGTTTCACCCTTTCTTGTGCGTAAAACACCCATAACAACAGGCATTTGAGCACTTTCACCATCAAGGAAAAATCCCATGGTGATAGCACCAGGTTGCAATTGACCTGAAGATTCTCCCTGACCATCATTTCCTGCTTGATCAGTGCCTTGTAGCACTGTTGCCCAAGGCAATTCTTTTGTAGGTAAACTTGAATTACTATCACCCAAAGGGTTTGTATAATAATTTAATACTCTTACTTTTACTCTACCGACATTCAGAGGATCTTCATTATCTTCAACTTCACCAACCCACCAGTAGAATCCATCCTTCCCTACGAAGTTTGTATTCTGCTCATTAATAATTCCGTCAATAGCCATTGATTAAAAAAACCTTGAGTAAACTTATTTATCTTTGAAATCCAGCATTATATGCTTTGTATGCGTCTTGCCCCATGATGTTAAATGAGACAATCATTCTTTCTTTTGTGCTTCTATTCATTGGTGCTTCATGTAGAAGAAATGATGGAAACACAACTAGATCGCCTTCCTTAACGAAAGGTTGATACTCCAATAAATCTCCTGTTGCTGGATCATTAAATGGAGAATAAAATTTAGTTGCTTCGTGACATGAAGTATTAAACTTCACATACAATACTGCAGAATATCCTGTTGGTCCATGTTGATGGACATTGTGATAATCATATTGTTTAGCGTTTTCAACCCAGGCATTTGTAATTACAACTGGACATGGATATGATTGTCCAAAGTCTGCTATCTCCTCTGCCACACAATCACTTAATTCATTAAGATATGGAGGGACTTCGATATCCCTTTTATAGGACATAAAATCAGTGTATTCTTCCTGATTAGGAATTTTATCCAAAAGAGGTTTCTTTTTTTCTTCCCAGTTACGGATAGAATAATGCTTCAAACTTACTTGAAAGATTGGAAATTCCATATAACAATTTTATATAATGGGCGAAGAGGGGATCGAACCCCCGACCGACTCGGTGTAAACGAGTAGCTCTACCGCTGAGCTATTCGCCCCCGTTTGAATTTATACATCAAAGTGCCACCAAAAACTTTGTCGCCTTCAGTATTGTAACCTTGATCTCTACTATCTATACCATCTCTAGTTAGATGTATTTCGGATATAACAGTAGTGTTTTCTCTAACAATGCATTGACCAGGATTTTTTAATTTACCGTGCCAAGCATTATCTTTGAATGTGAATATCATATCACATCCTTCTTGTCTTGTCCAGTCCAAAGAATAATTTTCTACTATAACTTCAGTCTCAGATACTTCGACAAGTTTATGATAGCGATGTCGATATGGATTTTCGGGACCTTTTCTTCTGTAGTAGTGTTTGGATTCATATCCATCATCAATCTTCTCCCACAGAAGACAAATTTGAGAGAATTCTGTAGGATGAGATTGTGCTTGTGATTTATTATCGTATAGACCTAAAAGGTATGATTCAAAGTTAGTCTTCATAAACCAAACATTCTGGCTCAGAAGGGTTTTGATCGCAGAATAGTTCTAGATATGTGGGATCATGATGATCGCCTGCTTCAATTTCTTTTTTATGATGCTCAACATAATCCTCTAATTCATGCAATTCTTCTTCTACATGACGACGCATTTGAGGATTAGTGGTTGGATCTTGAAGGATTTCTTGATCTTTTTTGATGTGTGCTTCTATGCTGTCCATATTTAAAGGTTGAGTCCTTGATTTTATTTAGTGTTTTCGGGAAGAGAGTCCCTGTATAGCAACATTTCGGTGGATAAATGTTTACCGTCATACTTATGTCTAAGTGCGGCAATTACATATCTTCCACTATATTTCCTATCTACTTTCATTTTATCATTTTTTGGTTTAGTTGCAGGAATTTTAACATCAATTCCATATCCTGAATACAAATCCACGTTTCCAGGGACATTTATTAGGAGTTGCACATTTTTAAAAGATTCCATTCTCAAATGTTGATAGGCTTGCAATTCAGGAATCTCATTATATTGTTTGTTATCTCCTGTACCAGTATCGAAAATTCTATTTGGAAGGAAACTGTAACGTATCCTTTTTGGAGTTAGAACCATATTCTTAATCTCGTCTGTATAAGACTCTACAGGATTCTTCCCCTTCAAGTGAGACATCTTCTTCCAGGTATCTTGAATTGAATATTGATATTGGACATCCGCAGTCCTATTTTCAGGAGATACTTTTGAATTGGGTACTACAGTAGGATCTAATCCAACACTATGACCCGCCCAGGCACCATTTCTCAATCCAATCAACCAGTTTCTTTCATTCGGGAAACTAATGCTTTCAATTTTTAAATCATCTGTGCCTTCATTACCATTTCTCTTTGGTTCGTAACTATATTGATATAATTTTGCTTTACCTCTAGTTGGATTTGATTTATCATCAAAACTTTGCCCTTTGACATCATCAATAATCTTATCCACAGACTTGAAGTGAAATCCCATTAGATTTTCCCAGAATAGGAAACCATTTTGAGGATTGCCATTGGTGCCTGTCCTGACAGATCTTTGTGCTATCCAGTAAATTGTGTCATATGCTCTCCAATTTGTAGCAATAAAACTATGTTTATTTGCAGAATCTTCAATAAATCTCTTCTTGCTTGACTCCAAGGTTTTCTTAAGAATATTAGTGACAATATCTTTAGATGTTTCTTTATTTTCAAATAGTTTACTAGATGCACCAAACATATTGGTGACTTCGTTTCTTAAAAATTCAAAACTAACACACTTAACAATATATGCTTCAGAATTTCCATTTCTTGCTCTACTTTCAATTGCATACGCAAACAAAGAATATACTGCTTCACCATGCACAGTATCAATTCTAATGACCCATTCTTCACTTCCTGTAAGAGTATTGAGTAATCCAGCACTATCTTGTATAACAATTTCAGCTTGAATGCCTGCTGTATCAATACCCTCTTGGATATTGCATGCCATTACAAAATCTTCTAAGCTGCTGGCACCTTGATTATTTTTTACATAACTACCGTCTCTCCTTAATTTTAAGGAAAAACTTACGTCATTTGCAGAGTCTCTTAAAATAGCCATTAATCAAAATACCTTGAGGGGATTGTTTGAAGAATTTAATTGTGCTACTAGGGCAGTTTTAGAAACCCCACCAGTAGGAATAATTTGAGGTTTTTGTTGCTGAGATGCATTTTGTGCTGCTGCAACTTGCTCTAAGTTTTGTTTAGCAACTGCTTGTGTTTGAGCATTTTGTGCTGCTGCAACTGCTTGCATTTGCTGCATTGCTTCAGCGGTTTGAGTTTGTTTAACTGCCTTAGCAGTATTTACATCATTAGTGCCCTTTACAACATCAGTGCCAGAATTTACAGTAACAGGAGTAATATTACCTGTAGTGTCTCCCTGTTGCGTGGTAGAGCTGACAACAGTAGCAGCACCATCTGAGAAAAGATCCTTAAATTGATTAGCAAGTTGTTGAAATGCTACTGCTGGATCTTGACTAAACTGAAAAGCAGGAGTGCTATCATCACCACTATCATCTAGTGCAACATCTCCTCCCATATCAGGATCTAGATCCGAATAATCTTCACCGTCTAATCCAGAAACACCAGATGATCCTTTATTTTTGAATGCTTTAGCAATCTCATCAGTATATTTGGTGCCCTTAGTGCCAAAACCATCAGCACCGACAACACCAGTTGTCATCCATGTTTCAGCACCACCCATACCTTGATTATGAGCATAACCAAGAATCTGAAGTTTTCTCTCTGGAGACGCAGCTTTATACTGAGCATTGCCCATCAAATATGTATGATTTGCTTTAGTAAAACCTGCAAATAAAGTTTCTTGCAGTTTAGGATCCTTTCTAAATTTTTCCCTGGCAGCTGCACCGTGACCAGGATCAGAGATTCCAGCATATCTAGCACCATCTGTTTTAGCAGCAGCACCTAGTTGATATCTACCATCATAGTGACCACCACTTCCACCTGCAATATCATATTTTCCTCCCGATTCAATCTTTGCAACAGTATGTCTAAAAATGTCCCACTGTTGTTTGTTGAATCCCATAGATTGCACAATTTTTGAATCTGCGGGAGCAGAACCAGATCCATTATTAGAGGGTTGACGCCTACCGCCGCCTTTAATCACAGCATCAGCAAACGCTAAGTGTAGGTGTGTACCATGTCCGCCAATACCACCACCTTTACTACCACCAGCAAACCAAGATCCCCATGGATCATGAATAATTTGAGTTAATCTGAATTTTTTTCTATTCTCGTATACTTTTTGAGCAAGTTTCTTTGTCCTACCTGCCCAATCACCAGATCTCCAGTCAGTAACGTCAATAGCAAGATTCTTATAGTGTGCTGATCCAGAAGAATGACCACCAACTCTAGAATTA